AAAATTAAACCAAGAATTAGGTATAAGTTCAGCTCAAGCATTAGAGATGGGATTCCAAAACTTAGCACCATCTGCTATGTTCTCAAGATTCAGTATAGAACAACTCAATCAAGCAACTCAAGATTTAGCAACTACATTAGGTACAACCGCTGGAATTACAAATGATTTAAGAAACTCAACTGCTGAATTAACTGCGATGGGAGTTGGTGGTGAACAAGCTGCGATGTTAGCTCAATCATTTGAGGGTGCTAATGGTAGTGCAGTTGATATGACAGCTGAAATTAAAGAGATGGCTAATGATGCGGGTGTAATGGCAAATGTTACATTCAAAGATTTAGCAGCACAACAAAGATTGATGGTAGGTGCTACCAAAGAAGAAATTGAACTTTTAGCTAAAAAAACAATAGAACTTAATAAGCAGGGATTATCACTAAACGATATGAAATCTATATCAGAAGGTATGATGAATATCGAAGGTACATTCGCAGCTCAAGCAAAAGCAAGAGTATTACTAAATGATAAATTAACAGACCAGCAAAAAGCAGGTATGGAAGGAATGACAGCTGCGGCTATGGAATTCCAAAGAACAGGTAATTTTGATGCACTTAGTGAATCTTTGAAAAAAGCTGGAATGACAGCTGAAGAATTTAATGATTTAGGTCCGAGAGGGCAACAACTTTACGCTGAATCGATTGGTATGACAGCAGATTCATTAGCAGAACAAATTAGAAAGCAAGAACAAATGGCTAAGTTTGAAAAAGCTGGGGTGTTTGGTGAAGCTGCTAAAGGATTATTAGAAACATATGAGAGAATACCAGGTGGTATCAAAGAAGCAACTACAGGACTTATAGCATTCATAGGCCAGATGGCTATTATGAA